CGCCGGGCGTCCCGCCCGTGAGCGTAAAGGCGCCGGACACGCTGTCGTAGGTGCACAGCAGGGGGCCGGCGCTGATGGTGGTCGCCGATACGCTCTGAGCGCCGCCCGACGTGTAATAGGTCCCCGCGGCACCAGTTCCGCTGCCCAGCGCCGTGATCGTGGTCCCGACCGCGACGCCAGAGCCAACGATGGTCTGGCCCACCGCCAGAAAGCCGCTCGCCATGCTGCCGGACACCGTCATCAGGCCTGCCGACTGCGTAATCGCGGTGGAGGCCACGTTCTGAATCACAGATACCTGATAGGTGCCAACCCCGCCGGCAATCCCGGTGAGCTGGGACACGATGGTGGTGCCGGCAGTGATGCCCGTGCCGGAAATGACGCCACCGACCACCAAGGTTCCCGTGACCGCGGTGGCGTTCATCACGTTGCCGGTGATCGAAGCGGTGCCGGTCGTGGAACTGGCCGCGGCGATCGTAGTCGTGTTGGCCGTGACGCCGTCATAGGCGGCAAACGCGGTGGCGATGAGTGCCGCAGCATTCGAAAAACTGGTCGCCGCGGCCAGGCTGATCGAGGAAGCAGTCTGGACTTCGCCGTCGACCGTGACCGTGAGCGATCCGCTAAGGGCTTGCAGCTGAGCGAGCGTCATCGATGCGACCGATGCTCCGCGCAAGTACGCGGGCACCGCGACGGACGGATACTGCGCAAACAGCATCGCGCCCGGCTTGGCGGTCGAATTGGTGAACCCGCCGAAGTAGATAGACGCCGCGGCCGCCTCGCTCGAGCTTCCGCCGAATGCCGTGCTGACCGCCAGGGCCGACGGATATGAGGCTACCGTGCCGATCGGCACGCGGGAATTCTGGGTCAGGCAAAGGCCGGTGAGCTGCAAAGCATTGCCGCCCGCCCCGATCACACCCGGAACGATGTTAACGAGTGCCGATGCCGGGATGGAAGATCCCATGGGGTAACTCCGTTTAGTGGTACGTTGCTTCGACTGAAACCACGTTGATCTTCACGCCGGTCGTGAAGTCCTGCGGGACCGTCACGATCGGATTGCACTGAAGGATGCAGGCGATCACCCAGCGCTCTTCCACCTGTTGCTCCGCATTCGTATACGGAATCTGGTGCGGCGGCTCGCCGGTGTGCAGCGGAGTAACGTCAAAGCCGCTGGTCGCGAACTGCTGGCAGCCCCAATCGCTGCGAAAGAGCGTCACGATCGCCTGAGTGTTGTCGCCGCTGGCGGGCCCGTGCACGTCGAGCTGCACCGTCACGATGGCCGGATCGCGGATCGCCAGCGTGCTGGGCGCGCTCGGATAGCCATCCGTGTACGTGTCGGTGTTCGTCTCGATGCGTTCGGCGAACATGAACGTCATTTCGACGAAATTGACCGCTTCTGGTTCGGGAACGCGGTTGTCCTGGCCGGCCACCACCGGGGTGCCAGGGGGTAGAACGGCCAGCAGGAAGCTGCGCAGCGCCGCGAGTGTCTGTTCCTCGGTCAGGCTGACGGTCGGGGCGCCCATCTACTAGATTTAATTCGTATTTAAATCTAGACGTGCCGGCCAGGCCAGATCATGTTCGGGCTGATTGCGGTGGCCGCCTGCGGCGACTCATTGCCGGGGACCGTGTTAGGTTGCTGCTGATCCGGCAGCATCTTTTGCGGGGGCGGTTCGTCCTGCGCGCCGTCCGGACCCTTGGCGGTTGCCGCGTTGTCGACGCTGATCGTTTCATCTTCGTTGAACCAGGCCAGCCGTTGACCCACATCACTTTGAGCCGGTGGACCTTTGGGCGCTTCACCGCTTTTGGCCGCCTCACCGGACATGGGATCCGACGCGGGTGCCTTCTTCGCTGGCTCAGCCGCTCGCGCTTTTGCTTGCGCTTCGCTCTTCTGTTTTTGCTCGACTTGCATTTTCAGAGACGTCATGGCCGCAGAGGGCGGCGAACTACCACCGCCAGAACCAAACCGACCTTGCTCGTCGCGCTGTTGCTCTGCGTCCATGGCATCGATGCCGCTGATCGTGCCTTTGTTCGCGCTCGCGTAGAGCACCTGTTCGCCTTTTTCCTTGCCGTACTGGTCCTGCATCGCGCTCTTGATTTCCTCGCCCTTCGAGGTCAGTGGCATTTTTAGCTCCAATGAATACGGCCGACCAACTCACTTAGAAGCCAGCAGGCGAGGCCCGCCCAGCCCAGCGACACACGCGCCGACGCCACGTTCACGGCAGCCAGGATCAGCAAAACGAGCGCGGCCACTTGCAGGATCAGGGTTGCGGTGATCATGGGAGATTTTCCTTTCTCCATATCTAGTCGTTCTGCTGGGTAACTCCGACCTTGGTCCAGCCAGCGGTTTCGGACCAGTTCTCGAGCACGATCGCCACAAGCCACCCCGTACCGTCCGGGAGAGTGATGAGGTCGCCGCCCTTTACGTCCGGGCGACTGACGCCCTGAATGTTCCCGCTGATGTACATCGCTAGGCGCACACCTTGCAGGTTCAGGCCTTGGATCTGGGCTAGGTCTTTCCAGGACAGTGCTTGCGCCTGAATCTGAACGGACACCGGCGCCGCGTAATTCGGAGCACGCTTACCCGATGCGTTCTGCTGGGACCCGGTCGATTGCTGCCACTGGCCGATCACCCACGGATTTACCTTGGATACGTAGGGCGCGGCGATCTGATGCAGGTTCAAGCGGCGTCCCCATTCGTTACGAAACCGTGCCATCCGCAACCGCCGCCTGTCAAGGCGACGCTACGGCTGCGAGTCTCTGACGGCACGAAGGTCAGATCCGCTAATCCAGTCCCTTGCGTCACCCAGCGGCCTGGACCAGGCCGCGCGTCATCCGGTACTTTGCCGACGAACCAACAGACCACGGCATGCGTGCCAGGACGTCCGCCATTGGACGCAAAGCACTTCGGGCACAGGAACCAGACCCCGTCCGCTTCGGCCAGCGTATCGACCCATTTCTGGCCGCCGTTCTGGTAGACCTCGCCGTTTTCAGCAACCCAGCCGGGAGGCAAATACCGCAGGAAGTGCGCTTCCAGATCGGGAACGAGCCTCACACGGCCCGCCAGACGCCGCGCTCAAGAAACCCGTGCCAGAGTTCCTGTTTCGGCCGGCCAAGATCGGCCCGCGCCGGAATGCTGATCAGGATCGAGGGCGACACCGTGATCGTGCCGTCTTCGTGTTCAACGACCTTGTGCCCGCGCAGGTTGCAATGGTGCCCATCGGGCGTCACGCCCATCCAGCCGGCCGCTCCCGGGTGAGTCTTGGCCACCCCTTCGCCAATGTGCCCGTAATCGCCTGGCTCGAGGTTTGGCAGCCAGCCGTCTTCCTTCGGGTAGACGCGACGACCGATTACGGGAGTGATGATCATGTGAATAGCTTGAGCTGATCGCCGCGAACCTCACCGCGCTGCCAAGCGTCGAAGCGCTCGAAAAAGCTAGCTGGCTCGCTATCGCGGCGATGACAACGGCAATGGCAAGCCACGGTCGACAAACTGCGCTGCACGGCGCAGCGCCAAGCGTCAGAGAACATGCACCCGCAAGGCATTGCCATTTCAAATGACCTCGAAGTCGACCGAATCGAGCAGATGGCCGGAATCGACCAGCGGTTTCGTCGACACGCCCCCGGCACTCTCGCCAGCCGCTACGCGCGCGGCCGCCTCGCCCACCACGCGGCCTGTAACGACAAGGGCCTGGTTGTCGGATTTCATCTTGCGCAGCATCAGCGTCACCGGCGACAGGCTCGGTGTGTTGGTGTCGACGATCGATTGCTGCAATTCGCCGCGGATCTGCTCGCCTAGTAGGGCCAGCGCGCGCGACGCATCGAACTTGTTCGCCTTCAGAAGTTTCCCCAGGTCCGGGCCCCAGTGCGGGCTCTCGGCCTTCACCATCGTACGGAAGTAGGGGCGCGGCGGAATGCTGGCTCGAGGCGCCCCGAATTCTTGAATCGCCGCAACCGCAGCCACCGGCATGCCAGTCGGATACGTCGCCCCGGCCAGAAATCCGACGTTAAGCGTCGCCTTCTTCGTGATCTGCTGACCCAGCTTTTCCAGATAGGCCTTGAGCTTTTCCCCGCCCTCGAGCGCCTGTCCCGCCATGGCGTCAGTGGTCCCGGGCAACGCGTTCGCGGAAAACCCGGAAGTTCTCCGCGAGAGACGTTGCAACCGCCTCGATCAGATCGCCGTGGGTGCAATGCAGCTGCCGGCAGGACTGATCGATCACGCTAGCTATCAGGCCACCGGTGTGCTTAACGCAGCACAGGCTGTCCGTCTGGACCAGGACCAAGCTCGATTCATCATCCACGGTGACTTTGATCACTTCTCGTCCCATCAGCGCACCTGTGGGTTGACCGGATCGCCCTGCCAGTAGTCGGGCCGACTGTACGGATACGGATCAAACTGCCGTTTCGGGCCGACGATGTAGAAGAACTGCCGGTACGGGAGCGCGGCCACCCAGAACGCGACGCCGTACTTGGTCTGGGCCCAGAACTGCGGAGTGCCTTCCGGGACCTTGAATTCAGCCTGCACGGTGACGCTGCCCTCGGTGGCGCTGCTGATCCGGCCAACCAACGGGGAAGAAGGAGTGGTGCCGGAAGCGGTCGCCACCGGCATGTTCAGGGCCGCGACGTGCGCCGTGATCATGTGCAGGAATAGGTAGCGCTGGCCGCCGACGCTGGAATCTTTCACCGGGCTCGCGGCCGTGTTATCGCAATAGAGGCAAGCTTCGTTGAAGTAGAGCTGCGCGAGTGCTATGCCGGCCGAGGCCAGTTCCGCGTAACGGGTCGAGAAAAACGACCAGTCGAACGCGACCGATCCGGCCGGGGTGGTCATTTCAAGCCGGCCGGCGCGCGGCCATGGCTTCGGCGTCGATTCTCACGCCGGGCAGCGCATTCGGGTCCAAACGCTCCAGGCCCGACCTCGTCGCTTTGCGTTCCTTGGCCATGGCCTCTGCGCTTTCCGATCTTGGCTGCGCGAAGATGAGGCCGTTTTTGACCATGTCGGAACGGCGGTTCTGGTCCAGCCACTTCTCCCACAGTTCCTTCGGCACGCCTGGCGTGAGCGCGAACCCCTCGATGATCGGGTGAGCGGCCGCGCGGTTCTGCGGATGGGAAAAGCCGTTAATCACGAACCGTTCCGGCCGTTCCTGCGAAATCTTGCTCTTGCGAAACCCGCCCCCCAGCACCGGTTCGTCGAATTCGACCATGTCGAAGACACGAAGAACCAGGCCGTGCGGCAGTTTGCAAGCGATCGTCACGGTTTCCGTCGAGTTGGTCGCCGGTGCTGTGGGTGCCATGTGTGCATTCCTTCAAAATGAGGGAAAATTTCGAACTGCAACCCGCGCGGGACACATTGCATGCCCCGCGCGGGCTTCTCCCGCGGCAGCGCGGGACTTCGGCGCGGTTCACCTGGACCAGTGGGCTGCCCGGTACTGTCCTAGGCTTTCGGCGCCGTCAATAAAAAACCGCCCGTAGGCGGCGCATTCAGCTTCGAACCGCGATCAGACCCCAATCATCTGCGCGATGGCGAATGGCTGGCGGATGACTGCGCCCCACGTTCCTTGCGTCATCTTTTGCTTGTAGCTCGAAAGGTCGCGGATGATCGGGCCGGCGCGCAGTTTTTCGCTGAACGCGCAGTAGCCCGTTTCCTGGCCTTCGACCTTGGTAGCGATCAGCTGCACGATTTCGCCCGCCGCCGACCCTTGCGCGTTCTGAGTGGTCAGGGCCCCGTACTGGATGGCCGGAACCACCTTCAGGTTCGGGTAGTTGGTGCCAAGCAGCGTTTTCACGTTCACGTTGTACGTGTTCGTGAAATTGAGCGCGCCCGCCGAGTGCGGCGACATGCCCAGCACCATGTCGGATTCGGCGTTGATGTTGCCGCCCGATTGCGCAATGAGCTGCACGACCAGGGCGACGATGTCGTTGTAGACCTCCAGGCCCGTCGCGTTGGGGCTGTTGCCGATGAACCAGGTCAGGCCCCCGGCCGCCTTTGGTCCCGGCGCGATCGCCGCAGGAAGAGACGGATCGTTCAGCAACCCGTAGTTCTGAAGGCCGGCGATGCCGAAGAAGTAGGACAGGTTTTGGAACTTGTTCAGGTTCACGATCGAAGCCTGCTTCAGTTCCGAGGCCCAGCCGATCTTGGCCGCGCCCATGCGCTCCATTTCCAGTTCGCCGTACTCGGCGATGGTCTGGTATAGGTAGTTTTCGCGCTGTGGGAAGTTCGTGTTGGCGCCGGACTTGCCCGCCTGCGAAAAGTCCCCGTAGG